CTTATTCCTAAAAGAGCATAGCTGCGTTCACTAGCCGCACAAGGTCTTACTTAACAAAACACTTGCTTGTATACTGTGTTTGCATCCAAACCCTCCTCTAACAACTCCTGTCCGTACTTCTTCTTCAAACTCTTCTTCATCTGTTCTATCAATACCAAACCTATTAAATAAGTATTCTCGATAAGAGTCTGCGTTTCTAGGTTTCGTAGACCATCGTAAATCATAGTCATAACATTCTGATACCTTTGACGAAATAAATCTAGAGTTACTGAGAGTGTATGTGCCATTAATTTGTTTACAACTCTGATTATATAACAATTGTTCTCCAAAAATTCGATCGAACTCCTTAACAAATGAGTGTTGGGTATTAGCATTTCTAAATTCCATAAGAAATTGTTGATCTCCAAAATCACTACATGATGCGAATATAAATCTTCTAATGCTAACTCTTTGAAGTCTATTGATATTGTTATAGATTCCATTAAATATTTCTTTTATTTTATCGCGCAACATCTCATTATAAAATGTAAATATGGGTAGCCCCCGCATCCAAAACAAATTGGAATAATATAATTGCTGTAAATATTCAATTAATTCCAAATTACTCATTTCTAGTGCAGCTCTACTAAAAGCAATACCCTCTATAAAACGATTTATCTTCCTAGTTATCAAATACGTCTCATTCCTGATATCGTAAAAAGTTTGTGTTGAACAAAAATCTATATCTTCTATGCCACCCATCTTAATAAATTTAGCACACTGTCCTAAGCCATATACACCACTATTAACTCTTGAAAACACTTCATCATAAGCTGTTAATACCCTACTCTTATTTATATTATATTTTAAAAATGCTAAAGCATCATCACCTTTACACAACAGCTTGTAAGAAATGCCCTTTCTGTCTAAAGCAAATCGATTATATAGTGCCATTCTTAGTGTATTAGCGAAAGTGGTATCTCGTTGTCCAGAAAATGTTTTTCCCTTAACCAATATATAACCTAATTTTTCCAATTTCTTCTTATCTCTTATATTAATGACAATTTTTCTCCAAATTGGTTTAGAAAATTTTAAAAATAAATTTTTATCAACATGAAGCGGTAAATTTCCTGCAATCCAATCATAAATCCTATACTCAACAATTTGTTTTATAGCTAGTGATTGTGTCATCTCAAAACCGCTACCATCAATTTGAGCTGTTACATTATAACCTAAATTATCATACTCATTATAAATATCTTCTAAT